CTCCAATATCAAAGCCTAAAGATAAGGTAGAAAAACAACAAACTACAGTAACACCGGCTTCAACAACAGATTTAAGGCCACCAACAACATCAGAATTTGATCAATTATTAAAAGACTATGAGAATAGAATGGTAGACACTAACAAGAAACATCAGAAAATCATAAAGAAAGTCAAGAAGGAAATTGATAGTTTACCATCTGAAGAAACTAGTGAATCAATGTTAGAGTATATTTGGCATAAATTAGAAAATGCCACAGGTCCTATATTGGGAGTATTAGGAACGACTTTAGTAGCAACACTCGGTTTGAAAGTAGCAATGAAAGATAACAACAAGATTGGAGAGGCTATTATAAAGGGAGCTAGAAATATCTCATTTTTGGCTCTTGGTATGGGAGCTGTTCCAAAGATATTTACTTATGTTATGAGTGCTCTAAATTGGCTGGTAGATGAAGTTAAAGGTACTCTCAGTAAAAAACATATAACAAAAGCAGAATATATAAAAGAAGTTTCAACTTTCTTACAGGAAGCTCTATATATAAAAGGAATTTTAGAAGTTCAAGCAGTTCGAAGTTTAACTGTCTGTGTAAAATTCATGGAAAGGTTTGCTACTATGAAAAAATTGAGAGAGAAAATTCTAGATCTTTCAGATCATCCTACATTGAGAATGGAATTTTCAAAAAGATGCCAAGTAATGATTGAATTATATCCAGTTGTTAAAGCAGCAGCAGTAATGCATTATGGTCAAGCTGAAATATGTCATCTTCAATTTTGGTCCTCAGTTCCAGGAATAGGAAAAACAGATTTGCAACATCTAGTTATGGAAACAGTTCAAAAAGATTTCCATGAAATGGAATTAATAACAGCTGAGCAAATGGGGATAAGACAAAAACGATATGTTGAACAATCTTCTTACCCTCTACAGGATAATTTAGATCACAATGATGCTTATTATGATCAATCGTTTGCTATCATAGATGAAGATTCAGTGATGATGAACCCAGATGGAGCTCAAATAATATCAAAAATGCAAATGCTCTCAGGAAGTCCGACTTTATCAAAACAAGCTGATTTATCAGGAAAAGGCAGACTTTTTAGATTGAAGTTAATATTATCAAATACAAATAATGCTTTTTTGAAACCACATCACATGCCGACTCCATCCGCTTTGCACAGAAGAAGAATTCTTTATAAAGTTACAG